TCCACCTTTACCTTTTCTATCTGCAACTGGGTCTTCTCTGCGTTTCCTTCTGGCAGATGTCGCCCTGTCTTTTTTAGACATACTGTGTGCTTTGTCTCTAGGCATACACTTCGGTTTACCCTCGCCAGGCTCTCTTGCACAATCTCCCTTGATGTCACCGTCTGTGCCTACGCGAATCCAATCCCCCTTCTTACCTTTACCAAACCACTTTCTTAAATCTTCTGATAGTTTTGGGAATCCTTGAGGTGTGGTAGATTTTCCGTATACTGGTTTACCACCCTTAGTACCCATTTTTACTTTTGTGGTTTTAGACTTAGTTCTGTTAAAAGAGTTTGATTTAGAATCCCTGTCAAAAACTCCTTCAGTAGAAAGTTTAGCGGCAATCGCCATCTCTCTGCGTTTCTTTTTAGATTTACCTTTGAACTGAGGTGCATCACTATTATAGAAATCTGTGATTACATCACCCATATCCATGTTCTTGATATCTTCGGTTGGGCCATATCCTTTTGGTGTCACATCTCTGATAGTGGTCTTGATTTTTGGTTGTTTCTTGTTCGGACTCCACTTACCATCTTTCCATGTACCCTGTACTACATTTCCTTTCTTATCGAAATGTCTTTTTAAATGCGGTGGTAATTCTTCTTTGATATTGCGTTGTTGTTTTTGGCTTTTAATCCATGCTTTTGCCCGCCTGTCTTGAGGTGGTCTCTTTGACCAAGACATAAGACTTCTATATACAGACAATGCACCTTTTTTAAAATCGGCACCATCTGAATTGTCTACGATGTACATATCGCCTTTAAAAAGGTTTGAAAATCTACCAATGTTTTGTTGAACCGCTTTCCACATTGGAGTGATAGCGGACTTACCCAATGTCCTGTCTCTTGCTTGGTCTCTGCCAACAGCAGTTTGTAGGGATGTATTTACCATTATCATGGCAGTTTCATATCCCAGTTTTTCTAGTTCTTTTTTCTGTTTTGATATTTTGTCATACTCTCTACCAGTACCGTCAATAACTAATCCAAGTCTACCAGCAAGATATCCTTCTTTTCTTTTTTGTGTTGTAAATTTAGCGCGGTCTCTGAGAGATTGACCTTTGAGTGAAAAAATATTTTCGGGAGACATGGGGGACACTTTATTTGAGAATTCTTTTTTGATGGCGGTCTCAAATGCCGTGTCAGAGTTGACTATCTTGAAACCCAATCCAGTTAGACCTGTTTGTCCAACCATGAAAGACTTACCAGACCCAGGCCCGCCGGCAAGGAAAACTGCTTTGAAGATAGCAGGGTCATTAACTCCCTCTTCAAGCTTGGGTATGTCTACAAAGTCTGCAAAGGTCTTTTCCATAGTAACACTATTTATAATATTTTAATTAGTGTCGCAAGGTGGTTTACTATCATTTCAGCAAATACTTTAAGTTTTTCTTCCTTGATATCTGCCTTTATTGCCTCTACATCTGTAAAGTCTTGAACTAGTTCTTTGTACTCATCTGGGGACAACATTCCTTCGTCCAATAAATGATTTAACTCTTTTAACTTTGATTCATATTGTTCTAAGAGTTTCCCCTGTGTTAATTCTTGCGATTCTTTTGACATCGACATTATTTTCTCCTACTTCCACTCACTTCAAGAGCTTTGTCTGTTACTTCATTAATATTTCGCCATTTCAATTTGCAATAAGCATCAGATGGCGATTCCCTACTATGCAACTCATCAACCAAGTCATAAATTTGGTGATAAATTTCAGCATTATTTCCATTCAATGTGTGTTCCGCGTATTTAGACAGAAATGCAGACATCTCGTATGCCTCGTGAATATCTCCCCTTGAACAATCAGTAGACTCTGATACCAAATTCAAACGAACCAATTCACTAAACTCTGTACTATCAAACTTATCTGGTAATCCACCAGATATCGTACTACACCCCACAACTGCCAAAAGCATTACTGATGGCAACCACATATACATAAAATTCCTCATTAGACTTCCTCTAATTTACTCATTAATCTTTCGGCCCTATTGGTAACTTGGTCGTACCATTTAGAGTCGCGTCCTTCGATAGCAGCTTGTTTCCAGTTTTGTTGTTCTAATGCCCTATGCATATTCTTGAACTTACTGAGTCTGGGCAGACCCATATTAAATGTCATATTAATAAGGATATTTTGGACTTCTTCTGGCCACTCACAAAATCCAGACCAGCCGTATATGTTAACTGCATCTCTACAGGCGATTCCGATATCTTCTCTGAAGAGTTCGATGACTTTTTCTTCTGAGACTTCATCTCCGACTTCAAGTTCCGCTTCGGCATCTTCTGGTTTAATGAGATGGCCGATGCCACAGGTGGGATAACCAAGGTGGTCAAGATAGACTTCATATTTTACTCCTTCATCTACTTTGAGTTGTTCCAGAAGAGCTTCGCGTTCTGCAACTTCTTCATAGTATTCATCTGGTATATCAGTTGGTTGACTGATGCCAGGCCCGTTTTCTTTGAATCCGTATAATCCCCACTTACCGTCATGCGGTGCATGTTCATCATAGAATTTTAACCCTGTTGAGGGGAGTAACCCCTCTAAATATTTTGACATAATTTATCCTCTTAAAAATTGTGAAAAAGTGTAATGTTTATCTTCCTTTAACTCCATCCCACTCTTCACATCTTTGAATAAAGCTTGAGACCCACTATACCCAGCAGGCAACCCTCTTTTGAATGAGTTAAAATCGTTGTTTTTTGCAAATAGTCTCATCTTACTAGCACTTATACCTGTTACGCCTTCCGCGTCTGGGTCTCTTTGTCCAGCAGATATTACATCTATTTGGTCAAACTTGAAATCTTTTCCGTTGTATCTATCCAGTATTCTCTGGAACTCTTGAACCCTATCTGAACCAGCAACCATGATAACCTTGTCGTACTTCCCTGTAATCAATCCTAGTTGTTTTATAAAGTTTGGATTAACTCTATCGGATGCCTTAAATTTAGTTTGTGGAAACATCTTTTTAAGATGGGCAACTTTTTTCTGTGGGGTCAATGGGTTCTTATGTTTATCTTGACTGTGACTAACTACAATAAGGTGGTCTGCCTTTTCTCTTTGAGCAAGTTGCTTTACCTTCTGAACAAGTTTTCCATGTCCAGCGGTAGGTGGGTTCATTCTCCCAAATGCATATACTAATGTTTTCATCTATCCCACGCCTTGATTGCAGTAAAATTATTATAACTAAATTCCATCCTGTCTACCAGTTTAACAGCATTACCAGACACCCTATCAATAGCAACATATCCTTCTGGATTTGTAACCTTGAACCCTTGTTTGGTTCTGACAAAAGTATCCATCAACTGTTTTACTCTATTCAACTTACTAACAATTATCATTTTCGCCTCTACCATAGAGTTCTGAAAATTAATAACATTTGTAAGAAGAGCAGTATATTGATTTAGTTCCCTTAAAGATTCTTTCTTTCTTATCTCTAGTTTCTTTCGACTCTGTTCTGTCTTTAACTTATTTATCTCTATATCAAACTTACCTTCCACCCAATCCGCGTATCCAGATACATGTCCAGAAACATTCGTTATCTTCGCACCAACCTTTACTTTTGAATTATTATAGGTTTTGATATTGGCGCCAACCATTTTGCCAGTAAACCCATTTTGAAATTTTAAGAATCTGCTCAACTGTGCTGAATTTATTTGTTTGAATATTCTACCACATTGTGATAGTTTAGTAGTCACGGCATCGGTTTCTGTTTTTGTGAATGTAGAAGTCCCACTAGTATCTCTATAACTAGCATCATCCATCCAGACATTTTTTGATTTTCTGAGACCACTAATGTTTACACCGAAAGATGCTTTCATACTCTCTAATGTATTACCAGAATATGTAGTATGCCACACCACACCAATTTTAGCAGCTCTCATTTGTTTGTCTAAGTCTGACATTCTAGGGACTGCATAAACAATTGTGTTTGGTTGGAATGTGGTGTATCTTTCACCATCAATGGTCTCGGCTTCAAGTGAACCAGATGTGAACATAAGGTCACCCTGTAGTACACCCTTGATGCCGAGTTTGCTAAATTCTTGTAACGCGATTGTAAAGGCGGGTTTTAATGCCTGTGGTAATTTGGTGTCTTTGTTTATTTCTTGTGTTGACTTGTATAATAATGGTGTCTTATTGAATACACCTTTCTTGGCAACAAAGAACTTGCCATCGCTGGGGTCTGTACCAGCAAAGATAGCGGGAGCGCCGTCCCACTTGACTGTCATGTTTACGGATGAGCGAGAACTCCCCGACAGCATATCTCTCAATGACTGTAGGAAATTGATTGCACCACGAGCTCCACCTATACCGAAATTTAATATTTCGTCTTCTAGGTGTTCAAGATGAAGGTTCTTCCCCTGTGCATCTTCAGCTAAATATGATAAAAACCCTACCATTCTTCCTTTCCATAAACATGTTGTTTTACACTATTTATAAAAAATCCTTCAGGCGTCTTTTGGCTCGGGTTTATTTTTCGCGCTATTTTTGATAGAAATAGCGTTTACCTTTTTGAGCGACTTTAATTCAGCGCGAACTGTCTTGAGTTCTTCCTTTACTTTTAGTTTCTCTTGTATCTCATGGTCTAGGCCAACCTTTTTTTCTTCGTAATTTCTTAGAAGTATTTGTACATTGGCATTTGCTGTGATTAATTGGTCACGCAAAGCAACTCTAGCCTGTTCAGCAACTGCAAAGTTTCTCTCTAAAAGTTTCATTTGTGCAAAGACTTTCCACTTCTCAATGTAGTCAAGTTCTAAAGCATGTGATAGTGCCTTGACAGTTTCAGCATCTAAGTCTTCATCATATAGTTCTTCATCACTCATCAACTTTGGATTGAGAGTTTGTTTTGTTAGGTTTAATTCTTCGGGGGGTTGAACTACAAATTCCTCACCATCAAGAATCCTCTTTATTTCTGACATAATTTACCTCATAATTAAAAAAGGGGACTTAATTGTCCCCTAATATTTATACAACTTTTCACTAATTTATTGTAGAACAAACTACGGCATTATTTACTATGTTACATTGTATATTTGCACTCGTTGTAGTGTTAGTTGTACTTGTTGTTGTAGTTGTATTAGTTAAGGGATTAGTAAGCAACTGTCTAAGTTCTGCAGCCCAATCGTCATTTATACCAAGTATCGTTGTGTTATAATTGGTAGACATGGCGTTTAGGGCATCAAACCCATCCATTGCAACTGTACCCAATTGAGTAAAACCAGCAACTGCGGTTGTACCTATTTGAGTAAATCCAGTAACGCTTACACTTTCTATGGATTCAAACCCAGCGATTGCTACATCTTGAGTTTGTCCTCCAGCGATGTTTAGAGCATCGAATCCAGCAAGTCCCATATCTAAAAGATATTCGGAATTTGCCTGACCAGATGTTGCCCATTGTTCAGCGAGACCTACATATGTTGCTTGTGTACCCAACTGAATAGCTTGTTGAGATTCAAAACTTGCGAGTTGAATATCTTTACTGTTATTAGATTGAGTCTTAGCGAGGTCTGATTGAAACCACAATCCACCTAAAGTAGTCATGGATGGAACCATAACTTGAGCCCATTTTAGGGCATCACTTTCAATGAATTGAGGAACAACGGTGTCATCTCTAGTCAATGCGATTGCCATTACAGCGGCACTAGCCGCACCAGAATCACCAGACAATGCAAGTTTTGAAAGCGCATCGTATCTTGCTTCTGATACTGCCGCCTGTGCTTCTGCGGCTCTTCTCATCGCGTCATAATATTCCGTGCCACCTGTGGCACATCCTACCATCAAGATAGTCACTAGCAATGTGACCACCTTTAAGGTGCGAGACATAATTAAATCCTCTTTTCGTCCATGAATTGAGCGTACCACTTGAGTTGGCACCTGTGTATTTATACATCACGACTTTGTAAAGGTGTCTCTTATTTTCTTTGCTACATTCCTCTGGGCAACGGATTTCGCATCTTTCTTACCAAAATCCTGTGCCAATGCTGATGTCGGATTAGCATCCGATATCTTAGACAACACCTCTTTAAATCCACCATCGGGTCTTACCCTGTCACCAACACCACCCCTATTAATATTCGGTGCTTGTGGTACTTGTCTGAAATGGGGATTCTTTTGTAACATTCCTTCCTTGTCAGATATTTTCATCATGACTTCAAAGATTTCACCTGTTTCTGTATTTTCTATTTCGTATATTGGCATTAAAAACTTCCCCTGTAGTGTGATAGTAGTCCTATGAGAAGAAGTGCGGTACTGATAACATTCATGATAATAATAGCTCTATCTTTCCATAGTATTCCAACATATGTCCAACCAATCATACCAAAAAACCCAAACCACATATCATATATGCGTGGGTAATCAGCAGCTCTAATTGTAAGTGCTACTAATATTAATATAGATGAAAACCATTTCACATACCAACTAAGGTCATATTTTGGTGTAGCAGATTTAAATATGCGATTAGAGTTTTCAAGTTCTTCAGGCGCAAACTTGGGATTCGTCAACTCATCCTCCTCTTTCTCTTCCTCTAGAAAAAGTTCTAGTTGTTTGTATTCTCGTTCATCACTCATTCGTATTCTTAATTAAAGTTTCTGGATATATGTCCATTCCATACAATGCTTGTTCAACCTTAGGCATACCCAGAATTTCTCTTGCTCCATCACGAACCTCAGCTGAGACCGCGTGACCAAAACTTTCTGGGTCAAGCATACTATATATGAACTTATACGCATCCAAGATATTTCGAGCCATAGGTTCTTTTTCATCTGGCCATTTACTTATCTCTTCTGAGATTTCTTTTAGTATCGTGTCACTCATAAATTCATCCTATATATAAAAAGGTTGAGGGGCGTTTTCATTCCCCTCGTGGATGTTCGGTCATCAACCTATACAGACTTTAGCAGGCATTCTGTATTCGCCTATAATTCTATGAAGCTTTTTCTAGTTCCCACTCCAAGTCATCAAGTTCGTACTCAAAATCATCTTTCTTATTTTCAGCATCCCTTTGTAACTCTTCAAATGGTTCTACCAGTTTGTAGATTTCAGACTCAAGATTGTTAACTGCTTCACGAACTTGGCGAACTTGATATTCAAGATTAGATTCAAGTTCCTTTTTCTGTTCATCGGAAAGTTTCAACTCTTCAACAATACTTTCAACCTTCAAGTAGATGTTACTAGGAACATCATTGTACTTGATAACTTTAGTCTCATCATTGACCCGACTAACTGTTGAAGATAGTTCATCGGATATCTTTTCCCATTTTTCTATCTGGGTTTTAAGATAACCTTTTTCAGCAATTGTATCACCAATCATTCTCAATCTCCTATCGTAAGTACTGTGGGCCAGTCCATCTTACCCAACCAGTTCCTTTGCCTTCCAACATCTCAAAGA